AAGTCACTTAAGGAAAGTGCTAAACGATTACTGGAGGATAAAATTAATGTTATGGGCTATGGTTCTCAATTTAATATTAAGCATGACGAAATAGGAACACCAGGTGGCGGTGTAATAAGTTTTGCTGGCATGAACCAACAAAATAGCGAAAGCATCAAATCTTATGAGAATTACAGCGTATGTTGGGTGGAGGAGGCTAGTGTGTTTAGTGCTAGATCATTGGAGCTAATACGCCCAACCATTCGTGCGCCACAATCAGAGCTGTGGTTTAGCTGGAACCCTCACCACGCATCTGACCCTGTAGACAAATTCTTTAGAGGCTTAACGCCACCAGATAACGCAATCATCCGCAAAGTGACTTATGAGGATAACGATTTCTTGCCAGATGAGATGCTAGAAGAAATGGAAATAGATCGTGAGAATAACCCTGATAGATTTGCCCATATATGGTTAGGTGAGTATGCACCACAAGCGGTTGGTGCTATTTTTAACATGGCAAATATACATGAAAACAGACAGCATGACATTCCAATGTTGAGGCGTATTCTCGTCAGTGTTGACCCAGCCATTAGTAATACAGATCAAAGTGACGAGCATGGTATTATCTGTGGTGGCATAGGCGAGGACAACAGAGGCTACATTATAGACGATGTATCAATGAGAGGCAGTCCACAACAATGGGCAGAAAGAGCCGTTGCAACTTATGACAAGTATGAGGCTGATGCTATTGTGGTTGAGCGTAACCAAGGTGGTGACATGGTGCGCCACACAATTAAAACAGTAAGGCCACAAATAAAGATAGTTGAGGTGACGGCAACCAGGGGTAAGCACGTTAGGGCAGAGCCGATAAGTGCGCTTTATGCAACCAACCAAGTAAGTCATATTGGAAGTTACCCAGAGCTAGAAGCGCAAATGTGTCGCATGACAAGTGCTGGCTATGAAGGCGATGGTAGTCCAGATCGTTGTGATGCGTTAGTTTGGCTATTAACAGAGCTATTTCCATCTATTATAAAACGCCCAAAAAAACGAAATTATGCGCCAAAAGCGTCAAGTTGGATGGGGTAATTGATTGTCAAGATAATTTTTTAGTGGTAGCTTGATGCAAAAATAGGATAGGGTATCGCATGGCAGAACAAGATAACGAGCTTATAGAGCTTGCCAAAGAACAGTTTGCACAGGCACTTGATGCTTTTGAGGCAAATCAGACACGTTATGAAAAGGACGTAAAGTTTGGGCGCATGGGCGAACAATGGAACGCTGATGATATTGAGGAGCGTAAAAACCAAGGCAGGCCAAGCTTAACTATCAACAGGATGCCCAGTTTTATTCGTCAGGTGGTCAATGACGCTAGGCAAAACAAACCATCTATTAAAGTCCACCCATTTGACGATACAGCAGACCCAGATACAGCAGAAGTAATAAACGGCATTATTCGCAACATTGAGCAAGTATCAAAAGCAGACTTGGCGTATGACACAGCCATAGACTGCGCCACAAGTGGTGGCTTTGGTTATTTTCGTATTGACCTTGATTATGCTGATGACGATACCTTTGATTTAGATATACGCATTAATCGCATATTAAATCCTTTGACAATATATCCAGACGCAGCATCCACGAGCGCAGATAGTAGCGATTGGAATTATTGCTTTGTTACGGAAATGATGCCTAGAGATGAGTTTGAAGATCAATATCCAAACGCAGAGGCCATAGATTGGTCGCCTACACATTTAGACGATAATGACCAAGCGTGGTATGACAAGGATCAGGTGCGAGTTGCAGAGTATTGGGTGCGTGAGCCAATCAATAAAACCATTTACCTGATGTCAACTGGCGATGTAGTAAGCGAAGAAATATACAATGAGTTGCAAGCAGAGTATGAAGCAACTGGCATAGAGTTGTTGAACACAAGGGAAACAACAAGCTACAAGGTAACTCAGTACATAATGAATGGTCAGGAAGTTTTAGAAACAAACGAATGGCCTGGTAGATATATTCCGATTGTGCCGTTGTATGGCGAGGAAATATTTATAGATGGCGAAAGGCACTTCTTCAGCCTCATTCATTTTGCCAAAGACGCACAAACTATTTACAACTATTGGCGCACGACTACAACAGAGCTAGTAGCAATGTCGCCTAAGACACCTTGGATCGGACCAGCAGGGGCATTTGATACTGATTTAGACCGCTGGCAAAATGCGAACACCGAAACATATAGCTATTTAGAATATGATGGTGAAGTACCACCACAACGCCAACCCTTTGCTGGACCGCCTGCTGGGGCATTGCAAGAAGCACTAAATGCTAGTGATGATATGAAATCAGTTATGGGCTTGCACGATGCGAGTATGGGAGCGCAGTCTAATGAAATTAGCGGTGTTGCCATAAACAAGCGAGTTCGTGAGGGCGATACGTCTACCTATCATTTCATTGATAATATGGCGAGAGCGATAAGACACGCTGGCGTAATCATAGTTGATCTAATGCCTTTGATATACAGCAAGCCTAGAATGATGCGAGTGCTTGGTGAGGATGGTATGGCGCAAACAGTTGCGGTAAATCAGCCTATTACAGAAGAACAGCAGATGTTGCAAGGTCAGCAGATGATGGAAAAATTTGAGGCCATGTCTGCGATTTATGATCTTACTGTTGGCAAGTATGACGTTACAGTAAAAGCTGGTCCTAGCTATACAACGCAACGAGAGGAAGCAAGGGAAAGCATGATTGCTTTGTTACAAGCCTTTCCACAAGCTGCAAGTGTTACAGGTGATCTTGTTGTTGACGCTATGGATTGGCCTAACAGCGATGTTTTTGCAAAGCGATTAAAGGCATTGTTGCCACCTGGTGTTGCTGATGATCGTGATGACCCACGGATAGCACAAATGGCACAACAGATGCAGGGAATGGAACAAGTTATAAATCAATTGATGGCTGATCGTGAAGGTAAACAGGCTGCGATACAAGTTGATCGTGAAAAGCTAGTAATAGACAGCCGTAAGGTAGATATTGACTATATGCAAGCTGAAACAAAGCGCATGGAAGCTGAGATTAAGAACAAAGAGGCTGACATAAAGGCAGCAGAAGCCATGCGAGAAGACAGCCCTAACAACACGCCCATTATGGTTAAGCAAATGGATAATGCTATGAAAGAGGTTGCGCTAACGCAAGAGGCACAAATAGCAACTGACAAACTAAACATAGAAAGAGAAAAGTTAGATTTAGAGCGTGATAAGCTCAACCTAGAAAAATACAAAGCTGATATGGATGCCTCTGTTAAAATGGCAGGCAAGACAGACGTTGATGTAACCATTAACGATATAGAGGTATCGCCAGCAGAGTAATTGCACAGAGTAGATTACAGCATGGTGTTGTAATTTCTGTTTGATTATCGTGGAGAGCAAAGATATGATTATAGATGACCAAGTGGGTAGCGTAGCAGAAACGTCCACGCCCGAAGCCGAAGAAGTCGTAACAGACCAGCCCGAAGCTGAAGACCAAAACTCTGAGAGTGTTACCCAAGAAGGTAACTACGAAGAACCCGAAGAAGCCGAAGAAAGCGAAGAATCGGAGACAGAAGACGAGCAGCCCACCGAGGGTTCATTTTCTGAAACTGTTGAAGTTGAATATGATGGCGAGGTGTATGAAGTACCAAAACGGCTAAAAGACGCTGTGATGGCTACAAAAGATTACACCGAAAAGACCCAATCGCTTGCGGATGAGCGTAGGAACTATGAGGCCGAAAAGGCAGACTTCACACAGTATATGGAGGCATCAAAAGCGCAGTCAGAGCAAATTGCTAATTTAACTGCCATAGACCAGCAGTTAAAACAATTTGAAACTGTTGATATGAACCAGCTTATTGATACCGACATAACTTCAGCCAACAAGTTGCAATATCAGAAACAGCAACTTTTGGTACAACGTGACCAACTTGTAGGAGCTATCCAACAAGGCGAGACAGAGCGACAACGGCTACAACATGAAAGCATGGTGCGAGTAGCTGAAAAAACAGACGCAAAGTTAAGCAGGGAAGTTACAGGTTGGGGCGATGAAATGAAGGCTGATTTAGGCAAGTTTGCTGTTGATATGGGTTTGCCAGCCGACATGGTTAGTCGTGCTGTTACTTACCCAGAAATCAACATATTAAGACTAGCCCAAATTGGTTATAAAACAGAAAATCAGGTGAAGGCAGCCGTGAAGTCAAAGGATAATAAAGTGGTACGTGTAAAGCCCTCGAAAAATCTAAAGCCTAAACGACAGTCTGCGCCTAAATCACTCTCAAACGTGACTGACCCTGTTGCCTATCGGGAACTAAGGTTGGCACAAAAAAGGAAAGCGAAAGGCTAAATTATGGCTAATACAAACCTAACTATTGATCAGATTACCAACGAAGCGTTGATGATTTTGCATCAAGAGCTAAACTTTGTTGGTACGATTAACCGACAATATGATGACAGTTATGCAAAGGCTGGAGCTAAAATTGGCGATAGCTTGCGTATACGTCTTCCAAACCAATACACTGTAAGGAGCGGTGCTGCGCTGAACACGCAAGACACTACAGAGCAAAGCACAACTTTACAGGTAAGCACACAAAAAGGTGTGGACGTTAATTTTACATCTGAAGAACTAACAATGGATATTGATAGCTTTTCTGATCGTATTCTTAAACCAGCCATGTCTGTGCTTGCTGCTAACATTGAGTCAGACGTTATGAACGTGGTGTTGGATGTTCCAAACCAAGTTAATAATGTTGGCAGTGCTTTTACATTTGCAAAAGCTCTTAACGGCAATAAGACCCTTACTGACAACCTTGCACCATATACTGATCGTTGCCTTAACATGGCAACTCAGGACAATGTTGACCTGGTTGATGCTCTTAAAGGGTTGTTCAATGCACAAGATGGCTTGTCAAGCAACTACAAGAAAGGACGTCTAGCTGGTCCTTTTGCTGGCTTTGATGGCATCTATGAGAACACCTTGTGGCCTACATTGACCACAGGCTCAGACGATGGCACAGGCGATCACCTTGTAAATGGTGCTGGTCAAACTGGTGCATCTATCACACACTCAAGTAATGGTAGTGGAACTTTTGTAAAAGGTGACATTATTACTTTTGCTGGTGTGAATGACGTACACCCTGAGACTAAAGCCGATACTGGTAGCCTAAAGCAATTTGTCGTGACTGCTGCTATGTCAGCAACAGATGTGACAGTTGCTATTAGTCCTTCCATCGTAACGAGTGGCGCATTACAGAATTGCAGTGGTTCACCAACCCATACTGGTGCAATTACTAAAGTTGGTGGTGCAAGTGCTGTTCACAACATTTCACTAGGTTATCACAAAGACGCTGTTGCCTTTGCAACTGCTGACCTTGTTATGCCTACTGGTTGTGACATGGCTGCTCGTAAAAACATGGACGGCATCTCAATGCGGATTGTTCGTGACTATGACATTAACAACGACAAATTCCCTTGTCGTATAGATGTCCTGTATGGTTACAAGCTAATTCGTCCTGAGTTGGCAGTTCGTTACGCAAACAATTAAGATTAGTTAGGAAAGGACTAAACAAATGGCAGTAGAACAACTTACATCAGGTAATGATGATGGTTCTGTGATGGGCGCAAGCACCAGCGAAAAAATTGCTTTCTTTGGTGGAACGCCATCTGCACAGGTAGCCATTGGTGCGCTTGCATCAGCAGCTACTATTGCTACGGCAGTTTTGCAAATACAACTTATTCAAGCTGAGTTGGAAAGCAAAGGGCTGATTGGCTAATGGCTAAAATTCCCTTTGTTGCTTTAGACCCTGTTGACGAGACAGTATTTAAGGCGCATTGGGAATACAGTCATGGTTTAGGCTTGCCAAAAGTGCAAGAAAACCGAATTCCGTTAGCAGTTGTGGGTGGTGGCGAGTCTGCCGCCCACAATGTTAAAGAACTACAAGAATTTGATGGAGAGATTTGGGGTATCAACGAGGCGTTTCTGTGGTGTAAGAACAATAACATAGAGGCTACATTTTACGCTATTGACCCAAACGAAGGCTTGGAAAATGCTTGTGGCGGAGCAAAGAAAGCTATTTTAGGCGATACTTGTGCGCCCACGTTGTTTAAGGCGTTAGAAGGTGCAGAAATACAGCTTGCTTCAATTAGGGGCAAGGATAGCATACAGGCAACAATCTCAGCAGCTTGTACTGCGCCTTTTATAGCAGCACGATGCAGTCACACACATTTAACTTATTACGGATGTGATGGAAGTTTTACAGGAAAGGAGACGCATATATATCGTAACGCACCTAATCCTCGTTTATGGGTAAATTGCGGAGGCAAAGAGTATCAGACCACACCGCAATATATTATGGGGACAGAATTTATTGCACAAGTAGCTAAAATTGTGCCAACATGGATAACAGCAGCGGACAATGGATTTTTATCAGCATTAATTAAGCATGGCGATTATGATGTAACCTTTATTTCAAGAGAAATACAAAATGCAATTGATGAAGCAAACTTGATAAAATATGGGGAAGTTTTTGCATAGAGGTTAGTAATGATTACAAAAAGAAATACAAAAAAAATTAAGAAAGTTGTAAAGAGCCTTAAAAAAGCGTCAAAGGCTCATGCAAGCCAAGCGAAAAGTTTAAGCAAGGTAATTAGACCCAAAGGCAAGAAAAGGTAAGATTATGAAGTATTATATTCGTGACTTAGAAGATGGGACAGTACAGAGGGTTGCGTTTGCAGAAGACCCTGGCAAATCCACACCACAATGGCGATTAGATGACACGCCACGAAACGCACCAGAAAAAAAGGCAAAAGCAGTTAAAAAAACAACTGCAAAAAAGAAGGCTAAAAAGTAATGGCTATTACAGATTACGCTAGTCTCAAGACAACTATTGCAGACTATCTGCATCGTAGCGATTTGTCTGATTCTATCATTGCTAATTTTATTCAATTAGGTGAGGTAAGGCTGAATAGAAACTTGCGAGTTTTACAGCAAGAAGCAACTTCAACCTTAACATTAAGTGCGGACGCTTCAAGCGTTAGTTTGCCTAGTGATTGGATAGAAACAATTGATGTAATTTATAGTGATGACAAGCGTAACATACAGCCACAAAACATACGGAATTTAAACTCGCAACGCACGACAGACACGACTAAGGGCAGACCTCACTTGTATGCTACGACTAATGGCACAATGATTTTTGAGCTTATTGCTGACCAAACGTACAATATTTTGTTGAATTACTTTAAAAAGTTTGACGTTGCGTCTGATAGTACAAACTGGCTTTTAACTAATGCGCCAGACGCTTACCTGTATTCTGCGCTTATTGAGGCAAAGGGGTATATTAAAAACTTACAAGATTTGTCTTTGTGGGCTGATGGCTTAACTGTGGCAATAAATGATCTTAACAGGTTGGATAACAGAACTAGGCGCAACGCTACTATGAGGCTAGATAGTGCGCTAGTCAGAACAGGACGATTTGATATTAACAGAGGCTTCTAATGTTGCAATTTGGCGAGTTTTTACCAGATCAGTCTGATTATACAAATGTTGGCGCAACAGATGCCAAGAACTGCATACCATTAACTAATAAAAGTTATGCGCCCTTGCGTGATTTATCGCCTGTTATAGATGCTTTGACAAATCGCATACAAGGTGCTGTTTCAATGCAAGAGTCGGATGGCACACAGCATACGTTCTGTGGAGACAATCAGAACTTGTTTTTATTAGGCTCAAGTGCCTTTGCTGAAATATCCAAATCAACTAACGCCTATACTTGCGCTACGGACGATCATTGGGACTTTGTGCAATATGGAAATAGGGCAATCGCAGTAAATGGTCACACGGACGCTCCGCAAAGTTTTGTAATGGGAACATCAAGCGACTTTGCTGATTTAGGAGGCAGTCCACCACAGGCAAAGCATTGTGGCGTTGTTGGCGAGTTTGTTATGTTTGGCAACATTGACGATGCAACAGACGGAGTAGTTCCACAAAGGGTTCACTGGTGTGCTATTAATGACCCAACAGACTGGCCTACAATTGGCAGTAGTGACGCAGCACAAAAGCAGAGTGACAGGCAAGACCTTAAAAGTGGCTTGAGTGTGCAAGCTATTATAGGGGCGGTTGGCGGTGCTGATGGTGCTATATTTATGCGGAATAGTGTGTTTCGAGTGTCATACGTAGGTGCGCCACTTGTGTTTGAGTTTAAAGAGGTGGAAAGAGGACGAGGGACTATTGCATCACAGTCTGTTGTCAATGTCGGAGCTTTTGCGTTTTATTTGGCAGAACAAGGGTTTTTTGTCTATAACGGCACTACCTCACAAGCGATTGGCAACCAAAAAGTTGATAAATTCTTTTTTGCTGACTTGGATTTTAACTTTTTACATCGCATAACAGCAGCACAAGACCCAGTAAACAAGTTAGTTTATTGGAGTTACCCAGGTGCTAACAACATAGATGGCAGGCCAAATAAGGTCATTATATACAACTGGGAAATAGGGCGTTGGTCGTATGGCGAGATAACGGCTGATTTAATTTTTACAGACACCTCACCTGGCTACACAATGGATAATATTGATGGCTTTGGTAACATTGACGCCATTGACACAACCTTTGATGATAGGTTCTGGGTTGGTGGTTTGTCTTCATTGTCAGCTTTTAACAGCGCACATCGTCTGTCTACTTTTACAGGTTCTGCATTAGCCACAACTTTAACAACAACAGAGTTTGGGGGCATGGAATTGTTTAGCAAGCCTAACGAGCGATTGTATGTTAATGGAGTTAGACCCTATGTTGATGGTGGCACAATAACAGTTGAGCTAGATTATCGTGATAGCCCTAGCGGTTCTGTAACTACAGACGGACCAAATAGTGTAGATGGAAATGGCACAGCCCACTTTACACGTTCCTGTCGTTATGCAAGGGCAACAATAAATGTAGCGGCTGGTGGCACATGGACACACGCACAAGGTGTAGATTTAGACGTTAGTGAGGATGGTACAAGTTAGTGACAGTAACAGAGTTTAACACACCGCCTAGTGACTTAGACGATCAAAAGAAACTTGCACGTTTGCAAAGTCAGAGCATTGCTGGTTTGATGTTTGGGCGTAGTAATAACGTAATAGATTTTACTGTAACGCAAAATGCTGCCACGACTACAATAACTGACTCTAGACTTGGTGTGAATACAGCCTTGTTCTTTATGCCAACTACAGCAAATGCAAGTGCTGAAATAGGTGCTGGCACAATTTATGTAGGACAGTCAAGCAGAGTGAATGGTTCTGTTGTAGTTACTCATGCGAACAATTCACAGACAGATAGAACATTTAAAGTAGTAATGGTGGGATAATGCTGGATCACGTATTAGTTTTACTTGCACATTCGCCAACGCACCACTATTGGACGATAAAGGAAGTAGCAACACGCATAATACCACCTGTTAATTTAAATCAGAGTGTAGGCATAATAGAAGATGGTCATTTAAAAGCATGGGCAAGTTGGGGCTTTCTTTCTGAAGAAAAGAGTGATAAGTTTTTAAATGGTGATTACGAGTTGATGCCAGAAGATTGGAGAAGCGGCAACGTTCTGGTCTTTATGGATTTTGTAGCCCCTTATGGGCATACAAGAAAATTGTATAGAATGTGTCGCAATCTATTCCCAAACTACCCAAAAGCTGAGTGGAGGCGACACCTTAAAAACAAGAGGGTAGGAGTTGCTTTAAATGTCTAGTGGACCAGGTGGATCAGGTGAAGGCGAAGGTTTTGACCAAACTGATGCCGAAACACAAGCGCAAATGGCAGAAGCTGGTTTGTTAGGTAGTTTTGCTGACCCTGGTGAAACAGGCGAAAATGTTGATGCTGCATTTACAGCTATGCAAGCCATTAACCAAGAGCCAACCAGTTTAGAAGATTATGATGTTACTGGGCAAATTTTTGGAATTGGGCAACCAAGTTTTGCACCAGCAGGAACGTTACAAGAAAGTTATTTGGATAGAGCGGAAGACGCAATTAAAGGTTTTGTTGACAGGCAAACAACGCCATCTTCAATATTTGGTAACGTAGGCGGTGCAGTTGTTGGGGCGTTAACTGGCAATCCTCTTTTAGGTATGGCTACTAATCAAGCATTTCAAGCACTTGCCGAGCCACAAGACCCACGTGACGCTAACAACCCAAATTCACCAGACTATACTGGGCCATTTGATTTATCAGACCCAATAGACAATGGTGGCCCTGACCCTTATGCGAGAAGGCGTTACATATTGCCAACACCACAAACAACAGCACCTGTAGAGCCAATGGTAAACAATCCTTTGCCATTAACTCCTTATGATTATCAAAAGCAAGTTTGGAATGGCAACGTATTCACGCCAGCACCAATTAGGAGAGTTTAAAAATGTCGAGTGGCAGCAAACCATCAACTTATTCAACAACCACGCAAAGCTCTGCGCCTTGGTCTGGTCAACAAGAATATCTAACAACTGGCTATCAGAGGGCGAGAGACGATATATTAAACAGGCCGACAGAATTTTATCCTAACTCTACAGTCGTGCCGTTTTCGCCTGTAACAGAACAGGCATTGACAATGCAAGAGCAAAGAGCATTAGCTGGCTCACCTGTTACGCAAGCTGCTCAGTCTCAAGTGCAAAGCACAGTACAAGGAGACTTTCTTAATGCTAACCCTTATTTGTCACAAGCTATTACAGACGCAACGCAACCTGTTGTAGAGCGGTTTCAAGAAGATATTGTGCCAAGCATACAATCAGCATACAGCAGTGCTGGTAGATATGGATCAGGGTTACAGCAAAGAGGCGAAGAAAGAGCAGCACAGGCTGCTTTAGATCAAGCCTCAAAAATTGCCACAGATATGTCGTATCGCAATTTTGCTGATGAAAGAGACAGGCAGTTGCGAGCGTCTGCATTAGCCCCAGAGATGGCAAGACAGGATTATGTAGACTTGCAAGCCTTAAAAGGGGTAGGCGTAGAGCGTGAGGGCATGGCTGGCGCACAGCTACAAGAAGACATACAAAGATTTGCACAGCAACAGCAAGCACCTAAAGACGCACTAGCGCAATATATGGCATTAGTTGGGGGTGGTGGCTACACAGATCAAACAACAACAGAGCCATTATATAGAAACACGGCTGGTGATATATTAGGTGGTGCAGCAACAACGGCTGGCATAGCTGGAACGCTATTTGGTCGTCAAGGCATCTTTCCGTATGGGGGTTAATTAAATGATTATGAACAAAAAGTTTCCTGGTTTACTTGTTACCCCTGCTGACAAAGAACAAGCTCTTTATAGTGGTTTAATGGGGCTAGGCTCACAGCTTGCACAAGGCTACACGAAACAGCCATCATCATTTTTGCAAAGATTTACACAAGGTGGTCAGGCATTTCAAAAAGCCTATGGTGACAAGATAGCCACAACGAAGGCAGAGCAATTGCAAAATATGCAAGCTCAATCTGCACAGGCACAATTAGAAGCGCAAAAGATGAAAATAGAACAACAAAAGCGAGACCAATTAGAGAATCAACGTCTTGTGAACTTTTACAAAATGGGTGGCAAGGACATAGCTGGCAATCCTGTGCCAATGCCAATGACCTCAGGATTAGCGCAATACAAAGCGGAGCAAGAGATGAAAGCGTTTGCTCCAAAAGCGGGAACTTCTGCGCATCAAAATGCTATAAATATTGGTCTAACGCCTGGTACTAAAGCATATAACGATTATATCCGATCGGTTACGGAAAGAAACCAAATCAGTACAGTTCCTGGACGCCCTGATCTTATTATGACTACTAGTGGTTATCAAAAAATACCTCTTACCCCAGAACAACAAAAGGCTTCTGATCTGGCTAAATCAGCAGCTAAAACAGGCGGAGTTTCTTTAACTCCTGGTCAAAAGAAAATTGACGAAGAATTTGGCAAAGATTATGCACTCTTTGTAGGTGGGGGCGGTTTTGCAGATACTGAAAAGAATTTAGGACAGTTAGATGGTGTTATATCAATTTTAGAAAGTGGAACTGACGATATTACTGGGCCATTTCTTGGCAATGTTCC